CTGAATTTAAGTTTGTTCTTGAACTTTTAGATTTTGATAGAAAAGCACATGAAATCTATAGGAATTGGTATGTTGATGGTAGATTATATTATAATAAAGTAATTGATTTAAAGAATCCCCATGAGGGAATACAGGAATTGCGTTATATTGATGCAATGAAAATGCGCTATGTGCGTAAACAAAAGAAAGATGAAAAGGATAAATATCGTATTTCGAATCAGAATTCTGATAATCCAATGGATTATGAGTTTCCGAAATTAGAAGAATATTTCGTTTATAGTCCCAAACAAACTTTTCCTGTGAATAGCCCTTCTGCCATGGGTGGAATGGGAGGTATAAAGTTCACGAAAGATTCAATTTGTTATGTTACTTCTGGATTAGTAGATAGGAATAAGGGATCAACTCTTTCATATCTTCATAAAGCAATTAAATCACTCAATCAGTTGCGTATGATTGAGGATAGTTTGGTTATATACAGGCTATCAAGAGCACCAGAACGTAGAATATTCTATATTGATGTGGGTAATCTACCTAAAGTAAAGGCAGAACAATACCTTCGTGATGTTATGATGAGGTATCGTAACAAGTTAGTGTATGATGCTAGTACTGGAGAGATACGTGATGACAAAAAATACATGTCAATGTTGGAGGATTTCTGGTTGCCAAGAAGAGAGGGCGGCCGGGGAACCGAGATCACAACGTTGCCAGGAGGTCAGAACCTTGGAGAAATTACTGATATTGAATACTTTAAGAAGAAACTCTATCGCTCACTTAATGTTCCTATCTCCAGAATGGATGGAGAAGGTGGGTTTAACCTGGGAAGATCTTCTGAGATCCTAAGGGACGAAGTTAAGTTCAGTAAGTTCGTTTCACGTTTGAGAAAAAGATTCTCTTACATGTTTAATGATATACTGAAGACCCAATTACTCCTGAAGAATGTAATTACTCCTGAAGATTGGGACGTAATGGAGGAACATATTCAATATGATTTCCTTTATGATAACCATTTCTCAGAACTTAAAGAAGCAGAATTATTCAATGAGCGACTAGCAATGGTTGCTACTGCAGAGCCTTATGTTGGAAAATACTTCTCTCAAGATTATGTAAGACGTAAAGTTCTCCGTCAAACTGACCAAGAAATTCTAGAACAGGATAAGTTAATTGATCAGGAGATTAAGGATGGAATTATCCCAGATCCTGCTGATATGATGCTTGATCCTTCAGGTACTGGTGCATTATTACCAGCACCTCCACCTGATCCTGCTCTTGGTGCAACAGTTATGGAACCTGATGCATCTGCAACATCTGCTGCAACTCAAGCTAATACAGATACAGTAGATTTAGAATTAAATAAAACTAAATCAAAACCATCGGGCGGAGTAATTTAGATGCCAGAGGAGAGAAGTCCACTCAAAAATGATAGTTATTCTGTCCAAGAGGGTGGATTTGATTGGGAGAAATGGAATAATTATGATAAAGAGTGGTGGGTGCAACTGAGAATGGATGCAAAAGAGGTAAGATTGCTTTATAGTATGATCTGTTTTTATCTCAATAATTACTCTGGAGCACCTGGAAGGCCTCCTGAAGAGCAGCATTATTTGCTTTTTTTGAAGGGAGAATTATATAAAATGATTCAGGATTATAGCCTTACACACAATAGTGTATAAATACTAAAGACTCATACACAATATATGGTATTAGAAGATGGATGAATTAATGGATATGATGGTGGATGATGCTTCTGCCTCTCAAATCAGTGATAAAATGAAGGATATTCTTTTTGCAAAATCTGCTGAAAGAGTTGATGGATATCGTTCCACTGCTGCTAATTCCTTATTTGGTGATAATGAGGCAGAAGAGGATGGAGTAGAATCTGAAGCAGAGGTAGAAACCGAAGTTGAAGATGAAGTTGAACAACCTACTGCAAAACTTTTCTAAATAAAGGTAAATGAACTTATGGAACTATAATGGCATATAAAACGGTTGGTATTGGAACCTCTATAGGTATTACTATAGGAACTGCCACGGTAACACCAGATTTTGCGGTGCAGTCGAGTTCTATACGAGTTCATGCATACAATGCTGATGGATTCGTTACTGTAGGAAGTACTCCTACAGCAGATAATCAGGATCTTTTTATTGCCAAAGACACCTCCTTAACTCTAGGGATGACAAAAGCATCTCTAAGAGTCATTGGAATTACCACTAATGCGAGTGAAACGATTGTTTCTTTCCCAGAAGGACAGCAATGTCCCTTTGGTGTTGGAGATTATATTTCAATTACCGGTACTGGTGATGCAGGTATTACCTCATTCACTAGACATCAGCGAGTTATTTCTGTAGATACTACTGCAGGAACTGGAGGAATTACTGAAGGATACTTTATGACTCGTTGCACAATTGCTGCCGATACACGTAAGTGTTATGCAGACGGTGCTAATTGGAGTGATGCTCGTGCTATTGCGTCTAATAAAGTTTCTATTATAGGCGGTAATACAAGTGGTGGTGCTCTATATGTCCAACAAGTTCAAATAACAGGCGAAGGCTGATGAAACTGATTACGGAAGAAATCGAACAGGTAGAATTTATCGTTGAAAATCGCAACGGTAAAAAATCTCTTTATATTGAAGGGGTTTTCCTCCAAGGAAACATCAAAAACCGTAATGGTAGAATGTATCCAATGGAAACTCTTCGTAAGGAAGTTTCTCGATACAATGAAAATCATGTTACTTCTGGAAGAGCACTTGGAGAACTAGGTCATCCTGACGGTCCTACCGTTAATCTCGACCGTGTTTCTCATAAAATTGTCTCTTTAAAAGAGAGTGGTTCTAATTTTGTCGGTAAGGCAAAAATTCTTGGAACTCCAATGGGTAAAATTGCGTCTTCACTTTTAGATGAAGGTGTAAAACTTGGCGTTTCTTCTCGTGGTGTGGGATCACTAAAACAAACCCGTGAGGGATATAGTGTAGTTGGTGAAGATTTCATGCTAGCAACCGCTGCTGATATTGTAGCTGACCCTTCTGCTCCTGATGCATTTGTCTCAGGAATTATGGAAGGAAAAGATTGGGTTTGGGATAATGGCATTCTGCGTGAGAAGTTCGCAGAAAAGACTTATAAGCAAATTAACACTTTGGTTACCCAAAAGAAACTTGATGAGGAGAAATTGGATTTATTTAACAATTTCTTATCAAACTTATAAAACTTCTAAATAAATATAGATTTAATTAAGCGTAAATCGGAGAATCTACAAATGGCTCGTGGTAAAAACTTACAGGAAATGGAACAGTCTAAGACTGCAGTGAATGCTAACGCCGCTCCAGCAGAACCTATGGGTAAAATCAAAGGCGCTGAAGTGGAAGATCTTGGAGGTCCTACCCCTGAGAATTATAGTCCTACTAATGACTCCGCAAAGTTGAAGCCTGCTGGCGGTACGCTTAAGCAAGTTAAAGACGTGGTTAACAAGAATGCTGGTAAAGCAGATCCCATGCAAAAGTTAAAAGGTGCTATTGCACAGTCAGAGGAAGAAGAAATGGATGCGGAAGCAACTCTAGAAGAAACCCCTACAGTTACCGACGAGGTAGTTGAAGAGGATGTTGTTGAAGCAGAAGAAACTGTAGAAGAAACAGTTGCTGAGTATGACATGGAAGAAGATGTTAATGCTCTCCTCGGTGGCGAAGATCTTTCCGAAGACTTTAAAGCAAAAGCAAAAACAATCTTCGAAGCAGCAATCAACTCTAAAGTTGCTGCCGTCAAAGAAGAAATTCAAGCAGAATATGACGCTAAGCTTGCTGAAGGTGTTGCGGAAGCAAAAGAAGAACTTTCAGAGCGTGTAGATTCTTATCTTGAGTATGTGGCAGATGAGTGGTTCCAAGAGAATGCACTTGCAGTAGAAGCCGGACTTAAGACTGAGATGACAGAATCGTTCCTTGAAGGAATGAAGAGTCTTTTTGAAGAACATTATGTATCAATCCCTGAAGAAAAATATGATGTACTCCATAATATGGTAGACAAACTTGATGACATGGAAACCAAGCTCAATGAGCAAATCGAGAAGAACATCGGACTAAACAAGAGACTCGGTGAGTCTGTTGCTAATGGGATTCTTGAGAACGTTTCTGAGGGTCTAGCAGCCACTCAGAAAGAGAAGCTCGCCTCACTTTCTGAAAGTGTTGAGTTTGAAAGTGAAGAATCATATCGTGAAAAGCTGGAAACCCTAAAGGAATCTTATTTCCCAACTAAAGGTGCTCCATCTTCTAAATCCGAGACCCTTTCAGAGGGAGTAGACAATGCAGAAGGTGTTGTAACACATTCTAATTCAATGGCTGCTTATCTGAATACACTATCACGGATTAAAAACTGAATTTAACATTAATCAAACTAAACACTAAAAGGAAAAGCAATGTTCCAATCAGAATCATTGCAGGAAAAGTGGAAGCCGCTTCTAGAGTATGAAGGTCTTGATCCAATCAAAGACAATCATCGTAAAGCTGTTACCGCAGTCCTGCTAGAAAACCAAGAAAAATTCCTC